AATGGTTTTACAGTAGAGGTAGGTTCAGGTAGCCATACAAATGCAAATGGTTCAACATACGCAGCTTGGTGTTTCAATGCAGGAGAAGGTGCATCAGCTACTAATAACGATGGAACTATAGAAAGTACTGTAAAGGCTAATCAGGATGCAGGGTTTAGTATTGTGAAGTGGTCTGCTGATGGCTCATCAAATGGTCAAGTCGGGCACGGATTATCTGCTACACCTGAATTAGTAATTACTAAAAGTTTATCATCAAGTGGATGGTGGACTTTAACAACAGCAATAGATGGTAGTTTAGATTATTTACGACTTGATACTACTGCTGCAAAAGTAAATACTTCAGGACTAACAATTTCATCAACAACTATAACAAATTGGGGGTATGCTTCAGAAGATGTTATCGCCTACTGTTTCCACAGCGTAGACAACTACCAAAAAGTCGGTAGCTATGATGGGACAGGTGAAGATAACCTTGTAGAAACAGGATTCCAACCACAGTTTTTACTTTTGAAGAATACTGATGGCACTCAACCTTGGGTTATTGTAGATAATGAGAGAGACAATAATGAATTATATGCTAATACAAGTGGAGCAGAATCATTAGAATCAAATATACCTACATTTCTAGCTGATGGGTTTATAATAAATGGTGGAAGATGGAATACAAGCGGTGATACCTACATCTACCTAGCTATAGCAGCAGACCCTGATACTACTACTCCAACTGTAGAGAATAGCTTTGATGTTGTTACTTATACAGGGAATGGTGGAACTCAAAGTATTGATACAGATTTTAAACCTGACCTAATTTGGGTTAAAGAACGTACAAATGCATCACACCACGCATTATTTGATTCTGTTAGAGGTAATCAATATTTACTATCGTCAAATCAAACTATAGCTGAAATAGACCAAACTGCTAACCCTGCTTTAGAATCTTTTAATACAAATGGATTTACAGTAGACCAAACAAATACAAGTAACTATTATGTAAATAGAAGTTCACAAAACTACGTAGCTTGGGTTTTCAAGGCAGGAGACCACGATGACAACCTCCCACAGATAAACACAGAGGGTAGTATAGATAGTGTAGTAAGTGTAAATGCAGAGGCAGGGTTTAGTATTGTGAAGTATACAGGGACAGGTTCTAACGCAAGTTTTGGACACGGATTAAGCTCGTTACCTGAACTGGTTATAGTAAAAAGAACAAGTGCTACAGAGGATTGGTTTGTATTGTATGATACAACAAATACGCCGCCAAATTATATGAAACTAAACACATCTTCGGCAGGCGGTACTTCTTCTGGTGTATTTCCAAGTCCAGCTACAAGTACAGTTGTAAGTGTAGGAAATGATACATCAACTAATTCAAGTGGTTCAACTTACATCGCCTACTGCTTCCACTCTGTTACAGGCTATCAGAAGATAGGGAGTTATACAGGGAATGGAGGGACATTATCAGTTACAACAGAATTTGCTCCAAGATTTGTAATACTTAAACCGACATCCTTATCAGATAATTGGATGATATACGATACTTCAAGAGGAAAAGATATTGTATTGTTTCCTAACTTATCTAATGCTGACACTACATATGCAGGTAGATTTAGTTTTTTAAGCGATGGGTTTCAATTATCAACAAGTAATTCAGGATGGAATGGTAGTGGAGAAACCTACATCTATTTAGCAATTAAGTAATGGAGCAATTGAAGATATACGGATTCAACGCAATAGCATTAGCTATATCAATAACAGAGATTAATCCTTATCTTCAGACAATATCGCTTGTATTGGCAATAGGGTACACAGTAATATCAATCAGTAAAAAGTTAAAATGAAGTTACCTAAAAACGGAGTAGCGAGAGAGATTAGAAGTTACGTAGGAAGTTTATTTATATTCCTATTTGTTATTGGTCTTATAGTTACTTTAATACAATTCCCTGTATTAGACACTAACAAAGAGGTTGTGATGATGTTAATAGGAACGATTTCCGCAAGTATCGGCATCACAGTCGCTACTATAACAGGTAGTAAGCCTGATGATATAAATGCTCTTAAACAGAGTTTAGAGAAGAAAGAACATCAAATAGAGATGTTAGTAGCAGCTAAAGATAATTTAGAGGGTATGGTTATAGATTTGCAAAAGCAGATGCTAGAGAACCAAGACAATATGATGGATAAGATTATTTTAAAGGCAGCAATGGATTTTGACGATAAAAATAACCCACCGAAAAATGGAAAATAAACCTAAATGTAAATGTGGATGTACTAACAACCCTAATGGGTATTGTGATGGTAGCCACTTAAATAAATAATTATGATAAAAGAATATTATAACAAAGCGGTAGCTTGGGTGAAGGATTGGTATATCACTAATTGGGATAGAGGTATGTTTCATAGAGGTAAAACTATCTTTGTTAGTGTAGTAGCTTTCTTCCTTATTTGGAAACTATTATACGCTATATTTGTATGAATCTTAATTACTTTTCTTTATCGGAATTTGACTGTCCTTCTCTTCCTGATTCAGGTAAGAATATGGATAGTAACTTTCTTTACAAACTTGACCACGCCAGAGACATTGCAGGTATATCCTTTAAAATCACAAGTGGTTACAGAACAAAAGAGCATAACGAACAAGTCGGTGGAGTGCCAAACTCATCACACCTTATTGGAGTCGCAGCAGATATTGCTGTTGGAAGTGGAAACGAAAGATACGTTATTCTTAACGCCCTTATCAAAGCAGGGTTTAAAAGACTTGGAGTTGCAAAAACCTTTATACATTGCGACACCGATGACTCTAAACCTAACAGCGTTTGGACATACTAATACAGTAGGTAGTACACTATGGGTAAAGCATTAAATCGTAGAGGTAAATACAGTCATTGTACTAGAGCACAAAAGAAAGGTAAAAACAAACCTGCTAAAAAGAAATGAGCGATAGAAAGAAGTTCAAAGATACCCAAGTAGGTAAATTCCTTTTAAACAAGATACCAAACGTAGTAGAAGCTGTAGCAGGAGATACGTTAGCAGGAAACGTAATACAAGCTATTATAGGCGGTTCTGAAATGTCCGATGATGATAAACAAGTTGCACTTAAAAAACTTGATATTGAACGTGCAGAAATAGATGGTACAACTCGTAGATGGGTGGCTGATTCACGTAGTGGTTCGTGGTTAGCAAGTAATGTTAGACCTTTAACATTAGTTTTTCTTACAATAAGTTACGTAGTGGGATGGTATTTAGGTTATCCATTAGATAGTATAACAGGATTATTATCAATAGTGATTGGTGGATATTTTGGTTCAAGAGGCGTAGAAAAAGTATTTGGAAATAACAAGCATAAATAACTTGTTAAAAACTTACCTTTAAAATAGTTTACATCTTAAAAAAAAAGATTGTAACTTTGGTGGGTTAGTGGGAATGTAATTACTAACTTTAATATATATATAAATAAATGGAAGATTTAACTATAAGAAAATTAGCTGAAAAAATTGCTAAAGATTTTCAATTATCTGTAAAAGAAAGAACAGATAGTATTTTAGAGATGGATGCTATTAGTTATCAAAATCTTGGAATAGATTCTAGTAAAACAGAAAAAAATAAAGTTAAATCAGATAGTAAATATTTATATAAATTAATAAAAGGTTTTAATGAATCCGATGGTAATTTACTTCTAAACCATATGGATGTTTAAAAAAAAACTATGCCAAGAACTGCTAAAAAACCTACAAGGAGTAAACTTGTTAAGAAACTTGATGTAGTATTTAGTCAGTATATAAGATTGAGCAATGCCGACAACAATGGATATTGTAATTGTGTTACTTGCAATAAGACGTTCTTTTGGAAAGAAATTCAAGCAGGGCATTTTATGAGTAGAAAGCATTACTCTATACGTTGGGATGAAAGAAATGTTAAACCTCAATGCGTAGCTTGTAATGTATATAGAGCAGGTGAACAATATAAGTATAGTTTATATCTTGGTAATAACTTATCTAAAAAGCTACTTGAAAAAAGTAGGGAACTACGTAAATTTACAAATATTGAGTTAGAAGAAATGATTGCTGATTATAGTGAAAGACTGAAAAAACTTACTTGATAATTCTTGTATATTGTTCTTTGTAAAAAGAGGGTGTAATTAATTTTGCATCCTCTTTTGTTTTTATTAATATTTTTTTTGTAACTTTACAATTATGGAACAATACACTAAAGCAGAACTCTATGGTAAGACTTTAGAACTGCAATACGAAAACGAAAAACTCAAAGAACAATTAATTTTAAGTTATGAAAGAAACAAACATTAATCAGAAGTTATTTAATCTTCAACAAGAGATAGGTACAATTAGTAAGGATGCAAGTAATCCTTTTTACAAGTCAAAGTATTTTGACATTAACTCACTAATCAACCAACTTAATCCTTTACTAAAGAAACACAAATTACTTCTATTACAACCAATAGAGGAAGATTGTGTATATAGTAAACTTATTTGTATTGATGGAACAGGAGGCGTTATATCGGCTTTAAAACTACCTGAAATAAATGACCCACAGAAGTTAGGTTCTGCTATTACATATTATAGAAGATATACTTTAGCTTCGCTTCTTGGTTTACAAGCTGTAGATGATGATGCTAATGTAGCGAGTGGAGTAACTGAAGATAAGAAATGGTTAAACCAAAACACACCTGAATTTAGTAAAGCAATAGAATTTATAAAAGGTGGAGGTAGCGTAGAAGCTATTAAAGGCAAGTATAAGGTATCTAAAAAAGTACAAGATGAACTTGCAAAACTGTAGAATTAAAAAAGTATATTACACAACTAAATATAATAATCAATCAATAAAAGTAGAAATATGGAAATTACAGGAAACATCAAACTTATTCAAGACGTTGAGTCAGGAACTTCTAAAGCAGGTAACGAATGGTCAAAGAGAACTATTGTTGTAACTACTGCAGAGAAATACCCACAAGATTTAGCAATAGATTTTTTAGGTGAGTCTATAAAATCAATAAACAACTTTCAGGTAGGAAACCCTGTTACAGTTAGTATTAATTTAAGAGGCAAAGAGTACAACGGTAAATACTACACAAGTATAAACGGTTGGAAGATTGCAGCAACAATAGGAAACGTTAACAACACAGACCAAAACCCTGCAAGAGAAGAAACAGCAGATTTACCATTTTAATTTAAGAGGGGATTAATTTCCCCTTTTTTTTTATATTTATGAGAAAGTTAAAAGATGGAGAAGAAATGCCTTACGATTTTTGGAACTACAAAGTAAATCCAATCGTAGGATATTACGTAGAAAAAGAAGAAGGACAAACAATAGCAATGGAACAAAAGTATAATAGAATGGTATGATAGCACAAGCAAAGAAATTACAAGACAAGATATTAGACATAAAGTACGGAAGAGTAAAGGAAGGTTTAAAGATTGGAGTTCCTGAAATAGATGAACACATTAGATTTAAAAAGAATTTGTTAATAGCTATAGGACACGCAAACGTAGGTAAGACTACAACCCTTATTTACTTTTACGTATTATGGGCAAAGTTACACGGTTTAAAGTTTGTTGTTTGGTCAAGTGAAAACAGTCCTGAATCTATATTAAGAAAGATTATAGAGTTTAGGATGGGTAAACCAATACAGGAAGCAACTGATGAGTTAATTAGTAAGGCAGTAGAATGGTCAAACGAACACTTTAAGATAATAGACGTAGAAGATATGTACACCTATAAGAGTTTGTTAAAAGAAGCACAACAAATTAAAGATGCTTGGGATTACGATGGTTTACTTATAGACCCTTATAACTCTTTAGCTAAAGATGCTTCTATTTTAAAGATGGTAGGTAATGCACACGAATACGATTATCAAGTATTAACAGAGTTAAGAATATTTACTAAAAAGAACAACGTACAGGTGTGTGTTAATGCTCACGGTGTAACCTCTGCACTTCGTCAAGTACATCATTCAGGACACGAATACGAAGGATTAACAAGACCATTAGCTATGAGTGATGCAGAAGGTGGTTCTAAAATAAGTTCACGTGCTGATGATATTTGGTGTATTCACAGATATGTACAACACCCAACTGATTGGATGTATAGTCATATTCACGTTTTAAAAATAAAGGAAAACGAAACAGGTTCAAGACCTACCACGTTTGAACAACCTATACAATTAAGAATGAAAGTTAATAACGTAGGATTTGAATATATGGGAAGAGATTTAATACACAATGAAAACAAAGTAGAAAAATTAAACGTATGATTGTAGTAGGACTTTTATTAGTAGTAGCATTTTCTTTTTTGATTATAGGTCAATTTAAGAGTGCAGAGATTATAATAAGTCCTATTAAGGGAATAATGTTTGGATTTTTATATCACAAAGAACAATACGAACAAGAAGATGAGGTTACCCTGCAATGTTTGCTCGGTATAATTAGTATTAATGTGATATGGATAAACCAACTGAATGGCTCGCAAAAGTAGCTGAAAGGCACAAAGAGTGGATTGCCATTGTAAAAAGTTTTGGAGAGTACGACTATGCAGAAGATATAGTGCAGGAGATGTACTTAACTATTTATAAGTATGCAGATGAAAACAAAGTTATTAGAAATGGTATCGTTAGCAGGGGTTATATATACTTTTGTTGTCGTTCTCTTTACTATCAGTATTACAACTCTAAAAGAAAGATTAGTAAAGTTTCTCTTGATGATGAAGAGTTTACCATCCAAATTCCGAACGATTCGCAAATGGATGAACAAGTAGCATTTCATAAAATCTGTACAATGATAGATGACCACATTGATGGATGGAGATGGTATGAAAAGAAATTGTTTTCTCTTTACAGAGATACTGATTTAAGCATACGAGGTATAGCAGCAGAAACCAATATTAGTTGGGTAAGTATATTTAATACCTTAAAACACGCTAAACAAGAAATTAAGGATACATTCAAAGAAGATTTTTTGGATTATAAAAATGGAGATTATGACAGAATTTAAAGGAGACAAACGCACTAAAGAGTACAAAGAGTGGAAAGCTAAACACACACAAGCGAGTGAAGGACTTGGAGATACGGTTGAGAAGATAACAAAAGCTACAGGAATAAAGAAAGCAGTAAAGTTTATAGCAGGTGAAGATTGTGGATGTGATGAACGAAAAGTAAAATTAAACGAAATGTTTAGATACAAGAAACCTGAATGTTTAAGTGAATCAGAGTTTGATTTAATTAAAATGGCAGTAGATACTAAAAAGAATAAGTGGACACCTGAAGAGCAGGAAACGTACAAAAACATTTACGAAAGAATATTTAAAACCAAAGTTGAATGTACACCTTGTAGTTTTGGTAAGGTAGTATGGAAAGATTTACAAGCTGTATATAATCAATATCTGTGAAAGAAAAACAACTTTTTAAGTATCTTATAGATTGTTGTTATCCTGATTTAGTTTGGGCAAAAAGTCAAATGAGTCGTTGGGATTGTTACAGTCCTGAAACTTATCATAGGATTGAATTAAAGTGTAGAGGTAAACATTACGACACTTTACTTATTGAAAAGAAAAAGTATGATGCTATGATAGAAAAATGTGAAGACAATTTAGATATTCCTATGTACATAAATTCAACACCAAAAGGCATATATAGATTTAATTTATATATTGTAGAACCAAATTGGGAAATACAATATCACAACAAAACAACAGAGTTTAAGAACAATAATAAAATACCAAAAGAAGTTGCAATGTTAGATGTAACTGATGCAGAAATATTATGAACAAGAAACTGAACAATATTAAAGAAGGAGAATACTACGCTAATTTTAATTTAGTTGGCGAGTATATCGTTAAATCAAGAAAAGCGAAACCTGAAAACAAAGCCATTAACGAAATGTATTATTGTTGGCAGGAAGTAGGATTCTATGTACATAATCTAATTACTAACGAAAGGTTATATGAACAGTCGTTAAGTGAATATCGTAGTGATAAGATACGTGCAGTAGAAAGAGCAAGAATTGCTGATAATAAAATAGAAGAACTGCAAGAGAAATTAGATAAATACAAAGCGTTATATGGATGATTTAATATTAGGTTATTTAACTTTTCGTTTTATAGAGTATGTTATAAAAAAAATAATATGAGTGATAGTTTAAGAAAGTGGATAGAGATGCAAGAGGATAGATGGACAATGGACTCATCTTATAATCACAAACCTAAAGACCCTATAGTTGAAATGGTAGTTAGTAAGATGCGTGAGCGTAGTGCTGATGGAATAAATAAATATGGTACTACTTTGTACGATTCTCCTGATGGATTCTATAAGTTCTTAAATCATCTTCAGGAAGAACTAATGGATGCTGCTTTATACATACAAAAAATAAAACAACACAAATGAAAGAAAGTGTTTTAATAAAAATGCAATACGATTTAAAGATTGCTCAACAAGCTTTAGCAGTTGCATTACATAAAATAGAACAGCTAGAAAAAAAAGTTTTTGAAAAAAAAGAATAATATTGTTGTATGTTAAAAAAATGTTTATTACATTTACAAAGTAAAACAAACAACAATGAACAAATATAACAGAGTAGTACACGAAAACCTTTTTAACGAGTGGCCAACTAACGAACTATATGATTTAAAATACCATATAGAAGGTAAAGAAGAACAAAACTCATACGACATTAGAACCTTAGAAGTGCTTAGTGTTGTTTTATCAAAAAGGTAATATGAGTTTTAATTATAACAACTGGTATTGGTCTGAACTTACAGAACAAGAACTTATAGCTATTACAAAAGATAATAGGTTAGGCAGTGAACAGCTACGAGCCCAACAGGAACTTGATAGGCGTACACAGGAACAAACTGAATTTTTACAATTATGATAACACTATTAAACGGCGACCACTGGGGAAAAGAAGAAATACTAACGCAAATGTACGATGACGAGTTTTACTATGGGCATTTAGGTAAATACGCTTTAAGCAGTAGTAGCCTAAAAACAATTTTAAAAAGCCCTAAAACATATAGGAATATATTAAAGTATGGTAATGATACTGACAGCCCTGCACTTGCAGCAGGTAAGTTAGTACATTGGATGGTACTTGAGCCACACAAAATTGACAAGCTACATTTTGTTGACGCTTCTACAAAAAACACTAACAAGTACAAAGATGCAAAATCAAAGTATGGAGAGGTGTTTTTAACAAAAGAAAGAAGTGCAGCAGAAAGGTTAGCTGATGCGGTGTTAAGGAATGAAGCAGCAATAAGGCTATTAAACAAATCAGAGTTTGAAGTACCTGCTATAGAAATGATAAATGATTTACCATTTAGGGGTAAGGCTGATATTATACAGGATGATACTATTATAGACCTTAAAACCACAGCAGACCTCAACACTTTTAAATATAGTGCTGACAAGTATGGATATGACTTACAAGCGTGGCTATACCTAAAGCTATTTAATAAAAGTAAATTTGTATTTTTAATAGTTGACAAAGCCAGTACTGATATAGGTATTTATGATGTAAGCGATGACTTTTTAAAGCGTGGTGAGCAAAAGTTTAGGCAAGCTGTAGATAATTACAAATACTTTTTTGAACAAGAGAACGACTTAGACCAATATGTAATGCGAGGAATATTATGAAACTATTTGAGGATAACTGGGGTGTAGACAATAGCCCTGTAGACGAAACAGAAATAACTACTACAATTTTATATTTTAGTAAGCAAGAACTAAGGCAATTTAAAAAGCTTTGCAAGACTGGTATAAAAATAGAGTTTAACGATGAGTACCAACAAAAGGGAAACCTTAGTGACTTTTTATTAAAAATATTAAATGAACGATATGGAACAGTATAGGTTAAAAAGGATACTTGACGAAAAGCAAGCTGCAAAGCTTAAAACAAAGTACCTAAGCAAAAAGCATTATAACAAACTAATTACAAGTGATGCTGATGGATACGATTATTATACTGGTGAGTTATTGTTTAGGTATCGTAAAAACGCAATACCTTTTGACTTATTAAAAAGCGGTTACGAAGCATTTAAAAACAGTATAGAAATTACAGAAAGCAGGGGTGCAGCAAGTGGGAGCAGCCATAAACGTATCCGTAAAGATGGTTCAGTAAGTAATATAACTGTAGGTAATAAGGTTGAGTCAGGTAGTGTAGGGTATATGGATAAAAGTGCGATGGTGCATTACTGCAGGAAAACAGCATTTGCCAAAAAATACTTTGAAGAGTTTAAAGCAGGTATACCCTTTGTACAATACATAGACAAAAAGTATGAGGAACTTTGCCCTGAACATTACGCTAGACAAAAAGCTATAGCAGTAGGCACGAATCAAAACTATGTAATAGACGATACTAGCTTTACAACAGTTACGGTAAATAAAAACTTTAGGACTGCGGTGCATCAAGATGCTGGCGACTTTAGGGATGGGTTTGGTAACTTAGTTATTTACAGAGAAGGTAACTGGGGTGGCGGTTATTTTGTACTGCCTGAGTATGGAGTTGCTATTGATATGCAAAATACAGACTTGTTATTTGTTGATGTACACAAATGGCACGGAAACACAGAATATACAAACTGTGAGGATGACTGGCTGCGGATTAGCTTTGTGTTATACTATAGGGAATATATGTACCAATGTAAAAGCCCCACCGAACAGCTACAAGAAATTAAACAACAAAAAACAGGATATTTAACATTATAAAAATTAACAACAATGGACATAAAGAAACAAGTACAAGCTAATGAATTTGAAGAAAAAGTATATGATTATTTTAATGATGTACACAATATACCGCTCAGCCATTTTGTAAGCAAAACAGGTCAATTTACAAGAGGTGAAAACAGGCAGGGCTTTGAAATTAAAAATGACCAAAAATATAAAAAGACAGGAAATTTATATATATCTGTCAAAAGAGTATATGCAGGCAGCGGAAAAGAATACTCAAGTGGAATATATAGGGATACAAAAACTACTCAATTATTTTATATTATAGGTGATAGTGATAATTTTTGGATAATTGCTACAAAGCATTTAAGAACGTATTATGAAGAAAATGATTTGCAACCTATTAAAGGGTTTAAATCAGCTACAGGCGGTCAAGAAATAGGTTTTTTATTAAGTACACGAAAAGCTGATAGGCTTTGTGCTGCAAAATATTCTACACAAACTAAACTTGATATATAATGGATTATATAATAACTTGTATTAGCCACAACAGATCTGAAAATATAAAAAGTTTTTATAATACAATAGGTACTGATGACATTGTTTTTTTTGTAAAAGACGAATTAGACAAAAAGAATTACATTGATAATGGTGCTAAGGAAGTAGTTATTAGCGGTACACTAATGGACAGCAGGAATGCAAGTTTAGAATACTGTTTTCAAAGAAACAAAATAAGCATACAATTAAGTGATGACCTTGATAATATAATGCTAAATGATTTTACAGGTAAGCGTACGAAACAGTATGTAGATATTAATACTGTTTTAAATTATGTACTGCCTCACTTCAACAATAGCGAATATAAGTTTGCAGGCTTTCCTCCAACTAATAACCCATTCTTTGCATTAAAAGAGTTTGAATATAATAAGTTTATTGTAGGTGATTTTATTTTAATAAAACCAAACCCTTTAAGGTTTGATGTTAATTTAAGGCTGAAGGAAGATTATGACTACACTTTGCAGCATATTAAAGAATATGGATGCATCAGGTACCAAAAGTATTTAAATTCTTTTAGGCATTATAGTAATTCAGGGGGTGCAGTAAGTTACAGAACAAATAAATTAGAACAGGAAACTATAGAATACTTGAAACAAAAATGGGGTGAATGTATTAAGCTTAACCCAAAAAGAGAAAATGAAATATTGCTAAATAAAAATAGTTATAATATATTGCAAAGCAAACAGCAAAGCTTATTTTGAATAAAGATATAATAGAAGAGTTTTACTTACTTGCTTTAGTAGATATAACAAATGGCAGAAGTATTGCAGAACTTGAAGAAGCTATTAACCTATATGAAGAAGCAGAAGAATATGAGGCGTGTGCAGGAATACTAAAAGCAATACACGAATCAGGATTTATGACAATAAAAGATATAATTAATAAATTAGAAAATGAACAAAGAGACGATTAAAAAACTAGTAGAAAACTATTTTGAACTAAAGATAGATGCTACAACAAGAAAAAGAGAATACGTAGAAGCACGTGCAATGTATTTTAAACTAACAAGAGACAGCACACGATTAAGTTTAACCTCTATAGGTGAAGAAGTAAACAGACACTACGCAAGTGTACTACACGGTATAAGACAACTTGAATCTTGGATTGAGAAAGATAAGATGGTAAGAAATAATTACACCGCACTTAAAAACAAACTAAAAGCAGTAGAACAAGATGCTGAAGAAATGTTACATACAGACGAAAGTATCGTACTACAATACGCAGCTTTAAAAGATGAGGTAAAACAACAAAGAGAAACAATACAACAACTAACTAAAGATTATAACGAACTATACCAAAAGCATCACAAGAGAGAAAAGTTTTATGCTAAATATGGTTTTATCAATTAACACTTTATAAAAAGTTTTATTGTATAATTAATTAATTAATCTATTTTAATTATGGATGGTAGAAAAAATAACGGTGGTCATTCTACAAAAGGATTCGCAGGAAGGAAACCTAAAAGCGAAGAAATAAAATTAGTAGAAAGATTATCTCCTTTAGAAGATGCTGCATTAGATGCTCTAAAGAAAGGTGTAGAATCAGGAGAACTAAAATGGATTCAGTTATATCTTAACTACTATCTTGGTAAACCAAGAGAAACAAAAGATATTACAATCAACGAGGACTTACCGTTGTTTATTGAGGACTTGGACTAACCAAACTCCAACTCTTCAACCTATATGCAGGTTAAGAAAACTATAGCACTTAAAAAGCTACAACAGCTACAAAGCAGGATACGAATAGTTAAAGGAGGTACATCAGCTTCCAAGACTGTTTCAATTCTTGCTTTGCTTATTAATTATGCTATAAACAACAGAGACAAAGAAATAAGTGTAGTTAGTGAATCTGTGCCACACCTTCGTAGAGGTGCTTTAAAGGACTTCTTATCTATCTTAAAGGGTTTACAGAGGTATAATGATAGTCAGTTTAATAAAAGTACCTTAAAATACAATTTTACAAATGGTAGTTATATAGAGTTCTTTTCTACAGACCAACCTGATAAATTAAGAGGAGCAAGAAGAACAGACTTATATATTAACGAGTGCAACAATGTACCGTTTGATGCTTACACACAATTAGCAGTAAGAACAAGTGGGGTGATATGGTTGGACTACAATCCATCTAACTTGTTTTGGGTAGACAAAGAACTGATAGGAAAGCAGGACACCGATTACATCACACTTACTTACAAAGACAATAACGCATTACCTAAAACAATAGTAAAAGAAATAGAAAAGGCTAAAGAAAAAGCTAAGACTTCAACCTATTGGTCTAACTGGTGGAAAGTGTATGGGCTCGGTGAGCAAGGTAGCCTTGAAGGTGTTTGCATACCAGACTGGAAAGAAATAGATACAATACCAGAAACTGCAAGATTATTGGCATACGGAATGGACTTCGGCTATAGTGTAGATCCCACAACCTTAATAGGCCTGTACAAATGGAATGACGCTTACATATTTGACGAGGTGCTGTATAAAAAAGGGATGTTAAATAGAGATATAAGCAGGTACTTACAAGCCAACAATATTAAAAGTAATATCATAGCAGATTCAGCAGAGCCGAAAAGTATTGCAGAACTTAACAGCTATGGCCATAATGTTTACCCAGTAAGCAAAGGGCGTGACTCAGTTGTTTATGGGATTAACTTAATAAACCAAAATGAAATATATATAACAGCTAAAAGCTTAAACCTAAAGCGAGAGCTCGCTGGGTATGTATGGGCAAAAGACAAAGAAGGCAACACACTACAAAAACCAACAGGCGCTCATCCTGATTGTATTGATGCGGCACGCTACGCACTTACTGACCAATTAGAAAACCCAAACAAAGGCAATTACTTTATTTATTAAAAAAAAATAGAAAAAGTTTTGGTTGTTAAAAAAATGTTTATATATTTGTACCAACAAAAACAATTACAAAATGAAAACAATAACATCAAACACAATTTTAAACGTAACCCCTAACTTTGAAGTTAGTATAGGTAACACAGAAACTGAAGTTGCTATTATTAGCAAAAACACAGGAACATTCGTAAAACTTTCACAGGCTAAAAAAAGTAAAAAATTAAGTGAAATAAAAAGAAAGTTTAAATGGCAATTAAATAACGATCAAGATTTTTGTTTTAGCTGGATGTTTGAAAAACAAGCTTTAGAATTAATTAAAATATTAAGAGGTTAAGCTATGAGGTACAAACAAAATTTAAAAGTAGAAGGCAATAAAGTGTATTCATACAACACACACGTCGCAACAATAGAAGGTACACAACTTATTCAATTAGGCTACTGGTCGCCAACCACACAAAAACATATTAATTACGTAGCTAATGAATTAGGATTAGGTTTAATTAAAATACAATAACAATGAGCAAATCAAAAGAACAGTTTTTACACAACTTAATAAAGGCAAAACGCCAACAGGAATTACACAGAGAAATAAGGCTAGCCACAAAACAAGATAGGCTAAGGGATGCAGAAATGTACCCTACATTTGGTAAAACCAATTCATTTTAATTATGGAAAATAAAACAGAGTATATTTTAATCAAAGAACTAACAAAAAAACAGAATCGTAAGAATGTGTTGAAAGTAATAGGTCAAGCTGCAGCATTTGTAGCACTATCCTACGCATCAATGTATATGTTCTTATACTTTATGTTATGGGCAAATGATATAAGTGATAAGATAGTTGGATTATTTTAAAATTAAAGAAAGCTGTTGGTATGAAGAAATATATGTAGTACAGAAACCTACAAAGCGTGGAGGTCAAAAAGGTTCTGATGTAACCTTGTATATAGACTACAAAGGCAAAGGTAATGTAGAAGGAAGTGAAACATACGTACAAAACAGTAAAGAATTAGAACAAGCAATAGAAACAGCATATAGATACGCTTACAAAAGGTTTATCTTAAAACAGTAACTTTTTTCATTTGATTTTGTTTGGGATTGGGTAGCATTTAGCTACCTTTTCCTTTTTATACATATTAGTAACTTATTTATTGTAATTATATGAAAGTTGAAATAAACGTACCTGATTCACTTAACGAGATTACATTAGAACAGTATCAAAGATTTGAGAAGCTGAATACAGAGGACAATCAAGGTTCTACGTTCTTACTTCAAAAGATGGTAGAGATATTTTGTAATCTTGACTTAAAGGATGTAGCAGAGATTAAATACAAGTCAGTACAAGAGATAGCAGTACACCTAAACAAAGTATTTGATACAAAGCATACATTGATTCCTACTTTTGAATTAGCAGGTGTAGAGTACGGTTTTATACCTGTATTAGATGATATGACTTTAGGAGAGTATATAGACCTTGATGAGAACTTGGGAGATTGGCAAAGTATGCACAAAGCTATGAGTGTTTTATACAGACCAATTACATTTAAGAAAGGACATAAGTATAATATAGAAACCTATAACGGAATGAACGACAGATTAAAGTATATGCCTTTAGATGTTGTCTTTGCTGCTATGGTTTTTTTTTGGAATTTAAACAACGAGTTAATACAAACTATCCTGAACTATTTACAGAAGGAAGCGAACAAGCTGACTACTCAACAGAAGGAACGTTTGGAAGCAAGTGGGGTTGGTATCAATCAGTCTATGGAATCTCTAAAGGAGATGTTACCAAGTTTGATGAGGTTACCAAAATCAACGTACACGAGTGCTTAATGTATTTGGCATTTGAAAAAGATAAAATAGAATTAGAAAAGAAACTGATTAAGAAACGATGAAAGGGTTTTACAACGTAACAGATAAACTAAAAGATACACTTATAGCAGAGCCATTTGTAAATACAGTTACATTCGGTTCTCTTGATGATGTTGATTTGAATAAACAAACTATCTTTCCTTTATCTCATATCATAGTAAACAACACCACAGTAGGAACTAAAACACTTACATTCAATATTAGTATTCTTTCTATGGATATTGTAGATATAAGCAAAGATGAGGTTACAGATATATTTGTAGGAAACGACAACGAACAAGATGTGTTAAACACTCAATTAGCTTTACAGACAAGAGTAATAAATACATTACAAAGAGGTGATTTATATACAGACCTATACCAAGTACAGGGAGACGTAAGCTGTGAACCATTTGTAGATAGATTTGAAAACAAGTTAGCAGGATGGGCAGCAACATTTGATGTAGTAGTACAAAACGATATGACAATATGCGACTAACAAAAACACAAGAAGCATTAGAAGCGTTTAAATCGTTTGTTATACAACAAGCACGTACAAGGCTTTCTAAAGGGCGTAAGAACGTTTCTAAAGAACTTTATAATAGTTTGAAGGGTAATGTAAAGGAAATGCCTAATTCTATTCTCTTGGAGTTTGAAATGGAAGAATATGGAGTATATCAAGATAAAGGAGTAAGTGGTGTTGAAAAGAAATACAATACACCGTTCTCATATAAATCAAAGATGCCTCCTATAAAACCATTAGCACAATGGGCAAAGAGTAGAAATATAAGATTAAGAGATGCAGAAGGAAAGTTTAAAAAAGGCAACTATAATACGATAGGATATTTAATAGCAAGAAGTATATACAAAAAAGGAATTAAACCAAGTTTATTTTTTACTAAACCATTTGAACAAGCATTTAAGAAACTACCTGATGAACTTGTAGAAAAGTTTGGTTTAGACGTAGAAGATTTCTTGGCATTTACATTAAAACAAGATAGATTAAGATGAGTACAAAGATAAACGTAAGAAGTCCATTTTATTTAAGCTATGCAGAGCCTGTAAAACCTTTGCCTTTATTTAGCTGTACATATGCAAATCCCCAAAACACAACCATAGATGAATCTGGTGCTATAAGTTTACCTACTTTAGATTTTGGAGAGATACAAGGATTTACATCTACGGCAGCAGATTTTAGTAATAATAGTTTTGCAGAGGTTAGTAGCGATACAGTTAGAACAATAACGCTTACAATATTAACGCCGGAAGGGTTTTCTAATACAGGAGATGCTATACAATGTGACGTTACTGCAACACAACCATTAAAACCTACATCTTGTCCTACTGTAGTAAGTGCAACAGACTTACCTAATCAAACAATAGCTTCAGGAGGAGCATCAATTACTTTAGACTATTCAAGTTATTTTTCAGGTACTACTACTTCTTTTACAGATGTAACTAATAATCCTTTTGAACTAGATAGAAGTTTAAATACATCTAGTACAGAAATAACTATTACCTCAAAAAATTTACCTGGTGTATATTATATGTTTGTAAATAGGATAGATAATGTTACAGGATGTAATGCTAGAGCAAACATTCAAGTTACAGTTAGTGCATCAACGGTAACATTTGATTGTACTACTGCAAATTTATTAGGGGGTGCAATTGCAGCAGATGGAACTCTTACAACTCCTTTAGCAGTAGGTGAGATAACAGCAACAAAAGAAACAAGTGGAGGTGCATCAGTAACAAGTGTTGCAGCAAATAGTTCAGGAGCAGCTATAACTAAAACTTTGTTTTATGATATTACAGTCCCTGCAGGATTTAATAATACAGGTAGTACGGTAGAATGTTCAAAAGAATATACACAAAACTCAACAGCAGTAACTCCTACTTTTAGCTGTAATGATATTGATTTTGATGACCAAGCTATTTTAGTAGATGGTAATGTTACAGCAGGAGTAGCTAAATGGCATCAAGCACCACAAGGAAAATCAGACCCTGATTACTATTTAACTATTACAGACTTTACGCCTACTACTTTTCCTGTTGTACAATCACTAACTAGAAGAGATGTAGATTTCACAATAACTGTACCTTCAGGATTTACAAACTCTGGCAGTTCATTAACTTGTTCTGAAAGAGTAAAACAACCTGCAAGTGACATACCTATAAACCCTTGTTCTTTAAAAACTAATACCTTTTACGTTGGTGTTAATATTGTAAATGGTTTTGCTAAATACAACTATGATGTATTTGAAGAAAAAAATCTAAACTCTGTTTTTTGGGAAGTTAAAGCAGCGGTTTCTGATTATAGTTCATTAGCAGGTGAAACTATTTGTAGTGCATCAAGTAATAGTTTATATACCGCAAGGAATGGAAGTTTTGTATATATTAATAAATCACAAAGACCAAGCAACAGCAATCAACAAGAATATGTAATAGTATTTGGTAGTAATAATATAATTAATTCAGTTTACTTGAAAGATTGGAATACAAAACAAGTAAGAAAAATAGCAGGATAATATGGCATTTGATAATATAGTTTTAGATTTATATGTTTATAGTGGGGAATCAGTAGATTATGGTAGTAGTGATTTAAAATACACTCTTAACAAATCTTTAATCACAGGAGAGGACAAAATAAACTTTGAAGTAGGTGAATTAATTAGAGATTATCTTAGTATAGAATTTAATAATGACTATAATAGTTATGCTTTATGGGTTAGAGTAGATGCTACAATAAGAGATGAAAATGATGTAGAGTTTACTTATGGGTCACCTAATAGTCAAACCTTTATTGCTCTTGATGGATATGGATATTTTGAAGAAGGACTTAATCCTGAATTATCAAGACATTGTTTACTTACTACAAATACTCTTTATTTACCTGAAGGAACAATAGGTAAGTTGCCAATATTTGCAGAAGGGGTCGGTAAAGTGACAATAGATAGCACAGATACAGAAATTACAGACAATGGTAATACTAATCAAAAGATACAGTACATTAATATTCCTGCTGACTCTACTAATATAAAAATTTACGATACAGATGATTCTACTTTGCTAAAAACAATAAGCGTAAATAATATTTGTGAGCCTAAATATGAAGTATATAAGATAACTTTTATAAATCGTTTTGGTGCATTTCAAGACATTTACTTTTACAAAAAAACTACTGAAAAATTTGTAGTAACAGATGAAACATATAAAAGAAATATTTTTGAATCGTCAGGTACTTACGATACTTATAGAGGTCAAAGAGAAAGATATAATACCAACGCTAGAACAACAATTACCCTTAATACCGGATTTGTAAACGAGGATTTTAATAGTGTAATAGAGGAACTATTTCTAAGTGAGGCTTGTTGGATAAGATGGAAAGGACAAACATTGTCTATAATCCCTAAATCTAAAGACTTACAACTTAAAACTAGCTTAAATGATAAATTAGCAAATTATACTATAGCCTTTGAATTTGCATTTAATAAGATTAATAATGTGCGATGATAAATTTACAACTGTATATTTTAAATGACACCGGTCAATCATATGATGAGGTAGAGTTGTATGATAATGAAACGGTTAATTATACACAATCATTACAAGATGTTAGAGATATAGCAAAAATATTTACTGACTTTACTCGTACTTTCAATGTACCTGCATCAAAGACTAATAATAAAATATTTAAACATTTTCATAATTACTTTATACAAGGTTTTGACCCTAAGAAAAGACATAAAGCTAAAATATATTTAAACTACAAATTATATAAAGAAGGTTATATAAAACTAGAAGGAGCAACTACAAAAGACAACAAACCTTTTACGTATAAACTAACATTCTTTGGAAACGGATTGATTCTAAAAGATGTTCTAAGAGAAGCAAAACTTAGTTCATTAATATATCTTAAATCTTTAGACTTTGATTATACTTCAGATAATGTAATAAGTTACCTTAAAGATGGATTTGATGGTGAAATATACATACCTAATAAAAATAATCCATCAAGAACACAACAAGTAGAAATAGAAGATGCAATAGTTTTTCCGCTCATATCTCATACAAACAGAATGATTTATGATAGTAATAGTTCTTACACCGCAACTGTTGGTCAATCAAATATAGCAAATGTAACAAATGGAGGTTTAGAAATAACACAATTAAAACCTGCGATAAGAGTTCACGCTATTGTTAAAGCTATAGAAGCACAGTATAAAGACCAAGATATAGTATTTTCAGATGACTTTTTTAATGTCACCAATTTGCCTTACTACAACCTATATATGTGGATGCACACTAAATCAGGCGGATTGTTTCAAGACCAAGAGGGGGGTACAACTACAGGAGACTTTACAATAGCAAACGAAAACTCTTCTGCAAGGCTAAGAAATAGTGTAGGTATAATACAAAATGGAAATGCATTTACAGTACCTGACCCTAATGCTGTTGATAAATTTCCTAATATATCAGAAATACAAAGAAAGTTAAGTTTGTCTGTTGAAACAAGTGTATCAGGAAAGTTTACAGTTATAGTATATGATTCAGAAGGGAATGAATTTTTTAGTAAGGAAGGCACTAGAGATGCAGATACAAATAGATTTGTAGCAATAAAAGAAGATGAACCTATTGACTTAGATAACGGAACTTATACATTTGCAGTAAGAAGTAATACTCCGGGCAACTTTTTTGTTTATGCTAGAGTAGAAAGAAAAAGAGAATCTGGAATTGGAAAAAGATTTATAGAGTTTTTTGGTGAATCAGTAGTAGGTTTAGACACAAGATTAACTGCAAAATTACAAATTCCTAATATGACCATTTTAGATTTTCTAACAGGATTATTTAAGATGTTTAATTTAACTGCTTATGTAAATAATCAAAATCAAATAGTAATACAAACACTTGATGAGTTTTTTAATACATCTGAGAACACTCATAATATTACTGAATTTGTAGATAAAGACACAGTACAAGTAGATTCAGTAGTTCCGTATAGAACAGTGTCTTTTAGTTATAAAGGAACAAGTACTTTTTTAGCGAAATACTACGGTGATACTACCAATAAGGATTGGGGTGCTTTGCATTATAATAGGTTTTCTAAAGACTTTGGAGGAGATTACAAAATAGAATTGCCATTTGAACATATGCTATTTGAAAAGCTGACTGATGCAAACGATAGCACAGACACGGGAATACAAATAGGATGGAGTGTAGATGATAAACAAGAACCAATAATGGGTGAACCTTTGCTATTTTATGCAGTAAAGAAAAAAGTAAATGACCCTATAAAGTTAATTAAGTTTAATTCTACTACTGAGATTATAGCAATTGACGAAGAAGTATATATGCCAAGTAATTCATTAGAATTAGATATAACAATTGAAAATTCTGAAAATATAAACTTTGCATCAGAAAATAATGAGTATGCTCTTGTACCTTTTAAAGGAACTTTATTTGACCAATTTTACAAAAACTATATAAAAGATATATTTGATACACAAAGAAGAATAACAACTACACAAGCATATTTACCACTTAGAATAATTTCTAATCTAAAGTTAAATGATTTAATACAAATCACAGATAGAATCTACAAGATAAATAAGGTAACTACTAATTTTCAAAACTTACTTACAAAGTTTGAACTAATAAATACATTAGAAACAGTAGGAAAAAACATAGTGAGAGGTACGATTCCTACACAGGGCGAAGTAGTTTTAGAAGAAGATTCTGTTACAGCAGATAATAGCTTTAAGACTGTTGATAATACTGTACTTACTGTTGATAGTACATCTAGTAAATCTAATGATGGTTATGTGTTTATTAAGAATACAAACGATGGTACAACAGCACAGAAAAATAAACCAAACACTTCTATAGGAGGTAAACCTGTTGAGGTTACTACTGCTACTATATTTGATGTTAATTTAAGACAATCTACATCTAGTTCATTTAATATAGGTTATCAAGTAAAAGAGTTAGGAAAGATAGACACATCCTTAAATATTGACGAATATGGATTTTTATATAGTATAACATCTTCAGATTTACAAGGCACAAACATAGATGATATTGCAGGAGTATCAGGTGTAACAAAAATAAATTATACAACTCCAAGCAATAACAAAAGACCTTCAACTCCATTTGTTAGTACATATGAAAATAATTCTGCGAGTTCTGGTGTGACATATTACTTTAGATTTTACGCAAGAACAAATACAAACATTGCGTATGCAAAAGCAGATGTGTTAAGCGAAATAAAAGAAGTAACAACATTATGATACAAAATATATTAGACTTATTAGAGTTTGCAAGAAGCGAAAAGTGGAAAGGGCAATACATAGATATAGCTATGGGTAAAAATAAATACCCTGAATCTATAAAAGAAGCATATAAACAATTTAGACAATGGCAGTAAAAAAGACAATAGAACTTGAAGCTAAAGTAGATAAAGCACAAAAGGATTTAGATGGTGTAGCTAAAAGCGTACAGCGTATAGATGACAACCTTGAAGAAGTAAAAGATACAACAGGAGGTGTAGCAAAAGGTGTTAAGGGAATTGGTAACGCACTTAAAGCTGCAGGTATTGGTTTAGCAGTTGCTGCTTTTGCAAAGTTAGCAGAGGTATTTAATCAGAACCAAAAAGTAGCAGATGCGTTTAATACAACCTTTGAGGTATTAAGTTTAGCATTTAATGATTTTTTTAAATTCCTTGATTCCAATGTAGGAACTGTAATAGACTATTTTAAAGGTTTATTTGAAAACCCTGTACAATCATTAAAAAACTTTGGTCAAGCTATAGTAGATAATGTAATAGAAAGAGTTAAAAGTGCATTAGATGCTTTAGGATTTTTAGGTGATGCAGTAGTAAAGGTATTTAGCGGAGATTTTGCAGGTGCAGCAGAAAGTGCCAAAAACGCAGGTAAAGAATTATTTGATGTAGTAACAGGAGTAAATAATACATTTGACAAAGTATCTGAAGTAGTTCCTAAAGTAGTTAAAGGTATAGTAGACTACACAAATAATACTGTTAAACTTGCTAAAGAAACAGTTGAATTAAATAAAGCTGCAGAGATTGCTGCAGTTATTAATCAAGGTCTTATTGAGAAGTACGATAGACAAGCAGAACAACAAAGGCAGTTAAGAGATGACGAAACAAAGACCATAGAAGAGCGTATAGCAGCAAATGAAAAGTTAGGTGAGATATTAGATGAACAAGCAGAGAAGATGCTTGAAAACGCTGCTGCAATAGAAAGAGCAGCACAAGCACAATATGATAAAAATGATAGTGATGAAAATTTTATAGCTTTACAAGAAGCAAAAAATGAAGCAGCAGCAATAGAAGCACAAATAGAAGGATTCCGTTCAGAACAATTAATTAATCGTATTTCTTTAGAACGTGAAGCAGCAGATTTAAAGAAAGAAGCTGATGAAGCAGAATTAGAAAGAAAAGAAGAAATAAAACAAAAAGAATTAGAATTAGCAGAGGCAAAGAAACAGGCAACCTATGATGCTTTAGATGCAACGATAGATGCAGCAGGAGCAGAGACTAAAATAGGTAGAGCATTGTTTATTGCTAAACAAGCTATATTAATAAAAGAACAAATATCAGAAGCTAAAGCTACACTACAAAGAATAGCATTAAGAGCAAGTGAAGCAACTGTTGATACTGCCAAAGGAGCAGCAAGTACAGCTAAAGTAGGGTTTCCACAAAACGTTCCATTGTTAATTGCTTTTGCAGCACAAGCAGCAGGTATTATATCAAGTGTAAAATCTGCAGTAAACGCTGCTAAAGGTTCAGCATCTGCTATGGGTGGTGGTGGAGTATCAGGCGGTAGAGAAGCAGCAGCACCTGCACCTCCAAGTTTTAATATAGTAGGAGCAGCACCTGAAAACCAATTAGCACAAGTAATAGGAGACCAAGAACAGAAACCTGTTAAAGCATTTGTTGTAAGTAGTGAGGTATCTAATCAACAAGCACTTGATAGAAACATTACAGAAGAGGCATCAATAGGGTAACAAATTTTAAAAAATATTATTGTATTAATATGGATATAGTAGAACTATTTATAGATGAAGAAGATGCTATTGGAATTGAAGCTATTTCAGTTGTTGAGTCTCCTGCAATAGAAGAAGATTTTATAGCACTTAAAAACCAAGAGTTTAAACTTGCAGAGGTAGACAAAGAAAAGCGTATCTTAATGGGTGCAGCTTTAATACCTAATAAGCCTATCTATCGTAGAAACGATGACAACGAATATTACATTTACTTCTCACGTGATACAGTTCGTAAAGCAAGTGAATTATTCTTTATAAACGGAAACCAAAACAATTCAACATTAGAACACCAAGTTCCATTAACAGGTTTGAGTGTTGTTGAATCTTGGATTGTAGAAAGTGAAAAAGATAAGACAAGACACTACGATATGGAAGTGCCTGTTGGTACGTGGATGGTATCTATGAAAGTACTTAACGATGAGGTTTGGAATGACTACGTTAAAACAGGAAAAGTAAAAGGGTTCTCTATAGAAGGTTACTTTGCTGACAAAGCAGAAAGACCTAAAGACAAAACAATAAAAGACGATTTAGAAGAGGAAGCACAAGAGTTAGTAGAAGAGTTAAGACAAATGCTAAAGGGCGAACAACTTGAATCTTATGCTGACTATCCTGATGCAGTTTCTAACAATGCTAAAAGAGGTATTGAACTAAACAAAAAAGTCAACAACAAATGTGCTACACAAGTAGGTAAAGTAAGAGCACAACAATTAGCAAAGAAAGAAGCGGTTACTGTTGAAACAATCAAAAGAATGTTTAGTTATTTATCAAGAGCAGAAGAATACTACGATGAAGGTAATTCAGAAGCGTGTGGTACTATATCTTACTTATTGTGGGGTGGTAAAGCAGGATTAAGATGGGCAGGTGCTAAACTAAAAGAACTTGACTTATTAGAAGCGTCTCTTAAAGAACCTTGTTATGAGGGATATGAGATGATAGGGTTTAAAATTAAAAACGGTAAAAGAGTACCTAATTGCGTTCCTATTAAATGAGAGATTACAGAGAAAGAAACCCAAGTCCACAAAACGATAGAAGAGGTTGCCTTTGCAAAGATGGTAAAACCTATTCACGTAAATGTTGTGATGGAAGTTTTCAAGCACAAGGTATTGGAGATGTAGGTTCACACGACCCTATACCATATCAAGGTTACAGAATAGCAGGATGTGATGATTCACACGAACATAACGTACACTATCACGGAACACTTACAGTAGGAGCAGTATATTACATAGTATTAGAAAACGGACATACAGGATGCCACACTATACTTGAAGAAAGAGGTTCTGAAGGAATACATATAAATACCGCAACCTTATATGATGATTGTGACGCTTGTACTGCAGCAAACTAAAAATATAACAAAGTAATTAATAACTTATTGTATAATTATATTCAATTTATATGAAAGCGACAGATATGTTAAACAAAGTAAAAGAAGTTCTTGGAGTGGAACTAAATGAAGAAACCCAAGAAGTAAAATTAGCACAAGCTACTTTGGAAAACGGAACTGTTATTGAAAGTGAAAATTTCGCTGCAGGAAGTGAAGTATTCATTGTAACAGATGACGAAAAAGTAGCACTACCTGTAGGCGAATACTCTTTGGAAGATGGCGAAATGCTAAAAGTAGAAGAAGAAGGTATTATTGCATCTATAGGAGCAGCAGAAGAAGCACCTGAAGAGGAAGTAGAAGCTGCAGAAGAAGAAGAAATGGGATACGCAACTAAACAAGATTTAGCAGAGGTTAAAGAAATGATTGAAGAAATCAAATCTATGATTGAGCCTAAAGAAGAAATGAGCGAAGAAGTTTCTGAAGAAGAAGTTAAGGAAGAACTTAACGAAGAGGTAAAGGAAGAGGTTGAATTATCAGCAGAAGAGCCTGTTGCTAAAGTAACTCACAATCCTGAAGCTGAAACTAAAAAGAATTTAAACTTATTTGCACAGAAAAGAAATATGACTACTGCAGATAAGGTAATGCAAAGAATTGCAAACATTAAAAAATAAACACTAAATAATAAAAAAATGCCAACAACAACAAGCGTAACAAGTACTTATGCAGGAGAGTTTGCAGGACAATACATCTCTGCTGCTCTATTAAGTGCTAACACTATTGAAAACGGAGGGATTACAGTTAAGCCTAACGTAAAATTTAAAGAGGTAATCAAAACTATCTCTACTGATGACATCGTAAAAGATGCTTCTTGTGATTTCACAGCTACTTCTACTCTTACACTTGACGAAAGAGTACTACAGCCTGAATATCAGCAAGTGAATTTACAACTATGTAAGTCTGATTTCCAAGATGATTGGGAAGCTATTTCTATGGGTTTTTCAGCACACGACACACTACCATCTAACTTTTCAGATTTCTTAATTTCTCACGTAGCTGCTAAAGTAGCACAGAGAACAGAGACTTCTATTTGGGCAGGTTCAACTGCAACAAGCGGACAATTTGATGGTCTTATGACTTTATTAACTGCTGATGCTAACCTACCACAAGGAAACGAAGTTGCAGGTACGACTGTGAATGCAGGAAACGTAATCACAGAGTTAGGAAAGATTGCTGATGCAGTTCCTTCTACTCTTTATGGAAGTGAAGATTTATCAATCTATATTTCTCAAAACGTTGCAAGAGCATACGTAAGAGCATTAGGTGGATTTGCTGCTGATGGAGTAGGTGCTGCAGGTACAAACTCTATGGGAACACAATGGTTCAACAACGGAGCCTTGACATTTGATGGTATCAAAATCTTTGTTGCTAACGGATTAGGTTCTAACCAAGCTATTGCTGCTGAAAAATCAAACATCTATTTTGGAACTGGTCTCCTTTCTGACCATAACGAAGTAAAAGTAATTGATATGGCTGACATTGATGGTTCTCAAAACGTAAGAGTCGTAATGAGATTTACCGCAGGTGTACAGTATGGTATTGTTGATGACATCGTAACTTACGGTATCACTAACTCTGCTAACGACTAATAAACAGATTAACTAACTAAAGAGGGTGGGTAAGGTATATTCCTGCTCACCCTTTTTTAATATATAAAATATGGCTTGTGATTTAACACGTGGTAGAAAAGAACCCTGCAAGGATGTAGTTGGTGGTCTGAAAGCTGTTTACTTTACTGATTTTGGAGATTTCGGTACAGTAACTCAAACAGATGACGAAATTACTGATATGTCAGGTACTTTTACTGCTTACAAATATGAACTAAAAGGAAATAGTAGCTTTGAACAAGCTATTACTTCAAGCCGTGAAAACGGAACGACTTTCTTTGAGCAAACTTTAAACCTTACGCTTAAAAAGCTGTCTAAAGAAGATAACAAAGAATTAAAGCTATTAGCATTTGGTAGACCACACGTTGCTGTTGAAGATTACAACGGTAATGTATTTGTTATGGGTCTTGAACACGGTGCTGAAGTAACAGGAGGTTCAATTTCTACAGGAGCAGCTATGGGAGATTTAAGTGGTTACACTTTGACTCTTGCAGCATCTGAATTAAAACCTGCTAACTTTGTATCAAGTCCTACTGCTGCTGACCCATTTGATGGTATGAGTAGTGCGACTGTAACAGTTACAGAAGGTACAAACTCATAAACCGAGTTTCATTTGATTGAAGAGGGTGGCTATATGCTGCCCTTTTTTATTGCCCTTATAATAACAAATTCAAAGTTTTTTTATTGTATAAATATGATTGTATTAGAAGAAAGTGCATCAGCACAAACTATTAATTTAATACCAAGAAAGTTTACAAGTGGAACAAGTTACAACGTAACTGTTGTGAATGAAACTACAAATACAGAAGTACACAACGTAGATACTACATCTATAGCAGAACAACTGTATTACAATACTTATACTGCGGTGTTTAATTTAAAAGAAGATGTAAGCTATACGCTAACTATTAAAGAAGGTAGTGAAGTAATACACAAGGATAAAATCTTTTGTACTAATCAAGCTGACTTAACAGATTACACTATCAATAGTGGTGCTTTTATTTCTAATGATACAGATAACGAATTTATTACATTCTAATGGATAATTTACACATAGTTAATTTAGCATCTTACAATAGACCCAAGATTAGCGAGGACAAAAATCGTGATTGGGTTGAGTATGGGGATGACAACGACTACTATTCTTATCTGATAGACCTTTATACTAATTCAACTACAAACCATTCTATTATAAATGGTATTAGTAATATGATTTATGGAAAAGGTCTTGATGCTTTAGATAGTAGTAAAAAGCCTGATGAGTACGCTTCTATGCGTTCTATATTTTCTGACTCTTGTTTAAGAAAAGTAGTACTTGATTTAAAACTATTAGGTGAAGGTTCTTTTCAAGTGTTATATCAAAAAGGAGATGTAGTAAAAGCAGAACACTTTCCAAGACAAACACTACGAGCAGAGAAATGTAACGAAGATGGACAAATAGAAGCATACTACTACCATCACGATTGGGCAAAAGTAAAGCGTAGTGATAAACCTCAACGTATTGCTGCTTTTGGTTTTGGTAACGGCAACGAACCTGAAATTAAAATAGTAAAGAAGTACGTTAGTGGATATGATTACTATTGTCCTGTAGATTATCAAGGTGGATTAGCTTACGCTGAATTAGAAAGCGAAGTAGCTGACTACTTAATTAACGATGTACAAAACGGATTTAGTGGCACGAAAGTAGTCAACTTTAATAACGGTGTTCCTGATAGAGAAAAGCAGATGCAGATTAAGTCTGATGTAATGCGTAAACTTACAGGAGCAAGAGGTGAGAAAGTAATAATAGCTTTTAACAACAACGCTGAATCTAAAACAACAGTAGACGATATTCCATTAAATGATGCACCACAACATTACGAATACTTATCTAACGAGTGTTCAGCTAAACTAATAGTAGCACACAGGGTAACAAGTCCATTACTTTTAGGAATTAGAACAGAAAACAATGGTTTAGGGTCTAATGCAGACGAAATAAAGACTGCTGCTTTACTTTTTGACAATATTACTATAAAACCATACCAAGACCTATTAACGGACTGTATGGATGATATATTGGCTATTAATGGTATTTCACTAAAACTTTATTTTAAAACTTTACAACCTTTAGCGTTTATAGAAACAGACAACGCAATAACAGACGAAGCAAGAGAAGAAGAAACAGGAGTTAAAAACGAATTTTCTTTATCTAAAGAGTTTGATGATGATAAAATGTTTGACTTGCTTGAAGAATATGGTGAAGATGAAGATTTAGAGAATTGGGTATTAGTAGACGAAAGAGAAGTAGACTATGAGCAAGAAGAAGCATTAGATAAAATGATTGGTTTAGCTTCTACAGGAACTGCAAGACCTAACGCTACAAGTGAGCAAGATGGTGAGGTAGAAGATATGAAGTTTAAAGTACGTTATCAATATGCACCTCTTAAAACACAAGCTAATTCAAGAGAGTTTTGTAAGAAAATGGTTGGTGCTAAAAAAATATACCGTAAAGAAGATATAATGCAAATGAGTACAAGAGCGGTAAATGCAGGATGGGGATTAAACGGTGCAGCTACCTACGATATTTGGTTATATAAAGGTGGAGGTGCTTGCCATCATTTTTGGATGCGTAAGACCTATATGGCAGTAGATGTAAAACCTGATGCTACAAACCCAAACGCAGAGGTAAGTGTTAACAAGGCAAAGAAAGAAGGTTTTAAACCTGAAACTAATGACCCTAAAGTTGCAAAGCGACCAAAGGATATGCCTAATCAAGGATTCGTAAATAAGTAAGATATGGCAGATGCACTATTCATAACAAGAAAAGATTTAGTAAAGTTTAGTTCTGTCAACGGTAATGTAGATACAGACAAGTTCTTACAGTATATTAAGATAGCACAAGATATACATATCCAAAACTATTTAGGAACTGACCTTTATAGCAAGATACAATCAGATATTGTAGCAAGTAGTTTAACAGGAGACTATTTAGCACTTGTAAACGACCATATAAAGCCTATGCTGATACATTGGGGATTAGTTGAGTACTTACCCTTCGCAGCATATACAATCGCTAATAAGGGCGTATTTAAGCACAGTTCAGAAAATGCTACAAATGTAGAAAAGAACGAAATAGATTTCTTAATAGAAAAAGAAAGAAACGTAGCACAGTATTATACTGATAGATTCATTAACTATATGAGTTTTGAGGCAAGTTCAAAGTTTCCTGAATACTACACAAATAGTAATGATGATGTATATCCTGATAAAGATGCAAGTTTTGAAGGATGGGTATTATGAAATATAAACCAAAACAAGACAATGTAAATAAGTTAAAACAGTATTTGACTTATATAACAAAAACCAAAAAAAGTAATTGTATTAAATATGGCAAACATTGAAGATTGGTACGGAAGAAATTCTATCGGATGGGGAGAATCATACGACTCTTCCTGGTTCGGTAATGCAAATGAAGCAAATAGTTGGGGTATTATATATCCTTTTAATGCTGATGGTAGTTTAATACTTGCAGACACCAATTTAATTAGTGCAGATACAACACAATATAAAGCAGACGCAACACAATTTTAAGATATGGCAAAACAAGTAATAGGAATCGGAAGTGCAGCAAACGATGGAACAGGAGACCCATTAAGAACTGCCTTTGATAAGGTCAACGACAACTTTGATGAAGTTTATGGTGCTGATTTTGTAGATTACGATAAATTAGGTACAGAATTTACTACTGCTGCGGTTATTTCTGCAAGCGATGTAGACTTTAGTTCTGCTGCGGTATTTACAAAAACAATATCAGGTACTACCACTTTAACTTTCTCAAACGTATCTACAGGTATGGTTAAGGATTTAGTAATTACAGGAACAGGCTCTGTAGCACTACCTGCTTCGGTTAAGACAATCACAGGAACGTATGATGGTTCAGTAGGAAACCTAATTCAAATAGTATCAACCAATGGTGCAACAGAACAATGGGCATCAATCTCTCAAGAAGCATAATTATGGGAAAGAAAGCAATAAATAGAAACGGTGTAATAAAGGTTTACGAAGGTGTACCTAAAACCTTATACTCTTCAACAGGAACTTACTTAAATGCTCCTGCTATGACAAGTGGAGAGTTAAGAAGTGCAGGTTTATTTGATGTAGTATTACCTGATGGTTATGATTCACAAATACACGATTTATCTGAAATCTATTGGGATAGTGCCAATATACAATTCACTTACGACAAATCAAATAAGACTTGGTCGCAAACAGTAGCTGAACTTAAAGAACAAAAGATAGCTAACTTAAAATCATCTGCTAACTCTGAACTATCAAAAACAGATTGGTATATAGTAAGAGAAGCTGAAGGTGGTACTGCTACACCTCAAGATATTTTAGATGAGAGAGCAGGTATAAGAACTACAGTAGCTACAAAAGAGAGTGAAATAAACGCTAAAACCACAAAGGCATCAGTTATTACTTACGATATAAGTCTATAATATGATTGGTAAAAGATTAATAAATACAGGGGCAGCGGCAGCAGATGCGGTATTTACTCCATCAGAACACTTTAACACTGTACTCTATACAGGTAACGGAAGTACTCAACGTATAGGAGGGTATATAAATAGAGGAGCAGAATTTAATGGGAGTAGTAGTACAATAGATACTGGTTACAGACCAGCCACAGGCAGTGGCGAATTTAGTGTTTCTTGTTTTGTGTTACAAAGTGCAAGTTCTGCTGATGGTATTTGGAGTACATATACTAATACAGGCACAGATAGACAAGGGATAGGTCTTGTTGTAAATTCAAGCGGTATAGTAAAAGTGAATGCTTTTGATGCACAAGGCGAAGTTACAATATCCTCTAATAATCCAAGTACTATTAATGAAGATACTTGGTATCATATGGTAGTTACATATAATGCAGGATTAATTAAATTTTATATAGATTCCGTAGAACAATCTGCTACTATGAATCAATCTATAACTGCTCATTACGCAGGTATTCACATAGGTAATTATTACGCATCATCAAATACGAGTAATATGTGGGAGGGTAAAATTGACCAATTCCGCATATTTGACAAAGCCTTATCTCAAAGTGAAATAGATACTCTATATGGAGAAACTCACGCTTCTACTACTATATCTACTACGGATATTTTTAATGACGATTCAGGTGTTGCTTTATACCAATTAGATGGTAATGCAAATGATACAGGAGGAGCAAGTGGATATATAGGTAGTGGAGGTATATTTAATGGATTGCAAACATCATCAGCTTCTTATATAGATATATCTTCTTCAACTACCTCAACCACTTCAAGTGTTTCTTTTTGGATGAATACCACAACAAAAGATTCAAATGTAGGAAATATGCTTGATGCAGGAGGAGGTAGTTCAGGCAATAGTGGATTTGTTATTAGAAGAACAGCTACAAATGGATATTTAGAGGTTAATTTTACTCACGGAACAGCAGGTCAAAATCAAACTTTTACAGGAACAACTAATATTTGTGATGGCAATTGGCATCATATATCTTTAGTTATGGAGTCTGATAATACTTTTGTTTGTTATTTAGATGGAGTATCTCATTTATCAGGAACAAGAACATATTGGACAAGTGGAGATACTCATAATTTATCAAATAATAGATTAGGAACAAATGCAAGTAGCGTAGGAGCGTCTTCTTATGGAGGCAAAATAGACGATGTAAGAATTTATTCAGACGCACTAACCTCAACAGAAGTAGGATATTTATACAACAATACTACTGTATCTATTCCAACAGATAATCTTGAGGCATACTACAAATTAGATGGGGATGCAAGAGATGAGCAACAATTATACGATGGTACTGCAACTAACGTAACCTACGCTTATGATGGTACTGCTACTAACGTAACTTACCAAGAGGCTACGAATTTTAGTCCTGACTTGGTTTGGATAAAGCAAAGAGCAGGAAGTGCATCACATTCTCTACAAGATACAGTAAGAGGAGCGGGTCAAAATTATAATTTATATTCTGATAACACTGCTTATGAGGGTCAATATGGTGTTTATGGTTATTTATCTTCTTTTGACACAAATGGTTTTACAGTAGAGGTAGGTTCAGGTAGCCATACAAATGCAAATGGTTCAACATACGCAGCTTGGTGTTTCAATGCAGGAGAAGGTGCAGCAGCTACTAATAACGATGGAACTATAGCAAGTACTGTAAAGGCTAAT